GTAGCTCCAACCAAATTAACATAATACAATGTATCTGTACCAACCGGACCACCTCCAGCTTGCACTGTTAATGTTCCAGCTCCAGAGGACTCTGAATATTTAGCCGTTACTGTAGAAAATGACATAATATTAACTTAAAGGTTCTTGAGTGTAGATGAGACGCTGAACATAGATTCCACCTTGCCATAGCTGAACATCAGCTCCAATGAGAATCTGTTGACCTATCTTATAAGTTGTTGGTGTGGATGCGGCCCCTCCAAAGACTCCATAAGTGACTCCATTGTCTGTTGATGAGTCGCTTTTAAATGAAAGAGGAGCGGCAGGATGGATTGTATTTTTAGGAATACCAAAGAACTTAATTGCCCAAGGCTGCGCAACAACCTTGAAGAATTTCAATGACGAAACATTTGGCTGATAATCATAATATGTATAAACGTGCTTTTGAGTGCAAGTTATATCAAGAGGCAATCTGTTTTGAGGGTATGTGAAAGTTGCTGTAGTGCCGCTAGAAGTGTCACCCCAAGTGTATATTAGTCCCGGAAAACTGAATTGAGCTGTTTTGTATTCAGTGCGAGGTGGAGGCAATTGAACATAGCCATTAACAGAAGTGTAGGCCGTTGGAAGATACTTGCTAATTCTCCTCACCCAAGGAAATCCAATATCAGAATCAGATGTTTGAAGCAATCTGCTATTGTTTTGAGTGATTGTATAATTTCCAGTTCCAGCATTGAGTGAATCATTTACCACCGGCAAGCTTAACGTAATAATAAAATTCGTAGTGTCAACTGCCGTGACTGCATATTTAGTGGTGGTGTTTTGTGCGTATCCTGTTGGGCCAGATGCTCCAGTTACTGGCAAGCTCAACACAACAACCTTTGTGGAAAGATAGACTGCTGTTGCCGTGTATGTTCCAGCCGCCCAACCATTATTAGATTGACCACTAATCCTAATTTGATCTCCAACCACTACGTCCGTAGATGACAAGCTTTGAAAAGTAATGGTGGCATATCCATTTAAAACTCCAGTTGCCGTGACATTGGGAAGACCCCACCCGCTTGCAAACACGCCAGACATGGACACCAAGTCACCAACCGCAATATTTGGAAGAGCAGAAAAAGTGAGGGTGGCGTATCCAGATGCACCAGCGTTGCTCGATGTGGCGGCAATTGGATAATAAACAACTTGTGAAGCTGGAGTGATAGGCTGAGTGAAAGCTCCCACTCCGCTAGATATGTTGCGACTCAGATGGCTAGTCACATTCTGAACAATCGCATTGTCTGCCGTGGATTCGTAAGTAACAAGAGCAGGGGGAACATTGTCCATGACCACTTGCTTCCTCTGGGACTTTGTTGAATCAATAGGACTGATGTCATCACTTACAAGTAATGGAACAATATTTCCAGATAAGTTTCCTGTTGTAGCTGAAGTTCCTGCGGCAACGATTGATTCCGTTATGGTCTCAGTGACTCCATACTTGTTTAAAGAGTCCCCAGAGAGGCTATACGGGCCGGTAGTAATGACTGTAGTAAGATTTGACTTGTTGGCACTGATATGCTCAACAGTTGAAGCCAAAACGCTTTGACTTCCATTGGTGATGGGGTTGGCAACACTTAATGGATTGGGATTTGCTGTGGCATTAACAAGCTGATCATTCTTAGCTGTAATCCCCATTAACCCCGGCTTAACTTCATTAGTTACCAATACTGTGCTAGGAATGGGTTCATAAACCCTCTTCACCTTCACATATCGAGAACGAAGCGGATTGTCTTCCCCAAGGGGTTCCATCTGTTGTTCCGAAATAACAGTGGGGTTAATGAAAACAGGGATGCTTGGATTGGTAGCTCCAGACTGAACTGCGTAAGTGAGCGTAGTTGCAGAAGCAGTGAGGAGAGGGAAAGAACCTAACGCATATTTCTGTTGAGTGGTCTGCGTAGTTGTGCTTTGGGTATAAACGTAAATCGTTGCACCCACCGCATAACTAAAATTGGTTCCAGTGATGGTGGCAGTTGTGCCACTAATATTTAACGTCACTCCCTGACCAGCTCCAAAAACAGGATCTTGTCCTCCCACTGCAACGGATGCGTATTGACTTCTGGGGACAATATACTCTCTCGTATAAGTTGGGTAAGATGGATCTCCGCCAGAATAAGCAATTCCATAGTTCCAAGGATCTTGAGAAGCCAACGTGCGATCATTTGCCCAATAGCGATAAACAAACTCTCCAGTTTCATCTGGCCTTATGTGAACCAAGTAAAGAGTGGAAGGCCATTTTTTTGCGTCCCTTCCTGTGTAGATTACAGGATTGGTATCGCTAACGGCAGGAGACTGAGGATTGTAATTGCCCTTCTCTGCACTAACCTTCTCCACCAAGATTATATGCCCAGACTGAGTAATGAAATCTGGGATAACCGGCGTGGGATACTGCGCCACTCCCTGCTCTAAGGGAGGATGGGGAAATCTAGGTTGTTTGGAAGTTGGCATGACGTATCTTATTTCCTTTTGGGCTTTTTGCCATATTTTTCTTCTCGCTCTTTTTTAATCTCCAATATATCTCTTTTTTGCTGCGCCCTAGCATCTAGCAATTTAGCTCCTTCTCTTTCCATTGTTAGCAGAGTGGATACAGGAAGCATGGTTTGAGCAATCGTTTCTCCAAGCGCAATGATGCTTTTTTTATCATGATTAAAAAGAGCAAGATATGCTCTTGAGGCAAATTGAGTTGCGGTATCAATCGGAGGAATGCCAGTGGATGTAAATATTTTCTCAGCTTGCTGAGGATAGCGATAAGCTGATATAAAAGATTTTCCAATAGTCCCGCCCGGAAAAGCGGAAACAAGATCAGACATGGCATCTAGCAAATATGCCTTCAATTTATTTTCTTCATACTTCCTATCAAATGTTCTAAACCCAAGTGCATTTAAAAGAGAATGAGTGGCGGCTAAAAGTATTTTTCCGCTTCCAACAACCACTCCAGCTTCGATTAAAGAAGAAGCTAATAATGCAGTGGCAACCAGCGAAGCCTTTCCAGCTTCCCTTTGTCCCATTTCATTTTTAGAAAGCAGCGTTCTAATTCTTCCCCATTTAACCAACTTTGGAGATGAATACGCCATGATAGCTTTTGCCACAGACTTTGATCCAACTCCAGTTCCCTTGGAAGTTATGAGAGGTTGATCAACAATAGCGGGGCTGCCAACCGTCTTAACCACAGATTCGTGCATTGAATTTAAAGACTCTCCAGAAGGAATGGTATTGTGAAACTCTTCCCAATCTGCTCCAGACTCGTGCATTTCCCTCATGTATTTACCAAGAGAAATGCCAACGGAGTTAATATAATCAAGAGACCTATCCACCGCAAACAAAACTCTTCTTGCTTTTGAAAACTTTCCTTCTGCCGCTTCTTGAATTGTAATGTCTCCTCCAGCTCTTTCTTTTAATTCTGAAATGTACTTTTCAATAAACTCTTTTCCTTCTTTGGTGAAGGCCGCAATAACCCCCCTAGCCCACCAATTAGCACCTCCAGCTTCGGCCATTCCAAGTGGATAGTTTGCAACGTGCTTAAATTGATTTTTGGAAAGCCCAATATATCCCACCATTGCAATGTTGCGAACTGCGTCCAGTCCTTTTTCATATCCAGCCTTGTAATACTTTCCATCTCTTGCAACCACATCAATATAATCATTGAGAAATTGTTTTCCTGTTTGTCCATACTTTTCTTCAAATAATGAATCTTGAACCACTCTATTAACTTTAGAAAGAACAGGCTGCAAGTTCTTCATATAAAGCCACTGCTTTTGATGGTTTAAGAAAACCTCCATTGCATTAAGATTAAGAGGAATGCTTGCGCCTTCCTTACGCCCATATCTTACAGAGCTTTTAATAGTTGTGGTCTTGCGTGGAGATTCAAGGGAATCAAAAAGATCCTCCATGATTTGCTGGTTCTCTCTTTTTCCAATATCAAGCTTTCTTGTATCAACTGCACGAGGCCAGTAATTCTTATAAAGCTCAACTTCTTTGTTAAGATAATCGTTTGAAAACCTTGTTAGCTCTGGAATCTGATCATCAAATACAGAGCGAGCATAATTATAAAACTCTTGTTCTCCGGCATTCAAACCGTTCTCTTGATAGTCTTTAATGATCTTTGGAAGTTCTGGATCTTGAGAAAACTTAGTAATTTCTTCTAATGGGTATCCTCCTTCCAACTGTGCGTGAATCGCAACCTTCACAAAATTGTTTCTATCAAGATTATGCTTTTGAGCAATTTCATAAGCCTCCTTGGTAAATAAATCCATTTCTTTCCTAAAAATTCTATGAGCAAGCAACACTGGCCCATACACAGTCTTGTTTAAAAATCCGCCAGCTCTTCCGTCTAATAGTTGAAACAATACAGGAATGTTGGTGGAGGCCTTTTCAAAAACAGACAAAGCCTTTTGGCTTGATGCAATCATATTCCACGCCTTGTCTTTTACCGCTTGAATGCCGCCAACTTTAGTATCCCTAATAATCTTTTCTAGTGAATTAATTGGTTTTGCGTATGCGTCTTCTGCAAGCTTAGAAAGCAATGCTTGATGCTCCTCATCTTGAGCTTGTTTGAATGTTTTGGTGTAATCACGCCCCATGCGATCAAACTCTTCCACATCAGCTTTCAACGCATTTAATTCATCTGCCGATAAGTCTTTAATATCAATCTTAGATAGATCATTCAGCTTGCCAAGCAAGCGAGAAGGCAACGACCTCCCCTCTGCTTCTAATGCGGCTTGTATGTCTCTAATCTTTGCTTCTCTCTTGGGAGTAATCCGAGCAAGATCAATCCCAGAAATACGCTCTCTAATTGCTGCCCTAAACTCTGGGCTAACAATTTTTGATGCCAAGGACTTTTTAACCATGTCCTTCACCTCTTCCCTAAGTGCAGTAAGATGAACTTCCTCTGCCTTTGCTTGAATTGTGTTAGTAAGATCCTTCACGTTTTGCCACATCATTTCAGAAGTGGATACAAAGTCTTCTCCAACTTTTCTTCCTCCCCTTGGATTGTAAGGAGTGGTAAGGATGCGATTAAGTTTATTTGAAAATGTTTTTACATCCGAAGGAGAAAGCCTTACTCCAGATTGAGGAATCTCCTTAAACAAATAATCATGAACTTGTTTCCAAATGGTATTTTTGTCTGCCTCGTGCCATCTAACAGCCATCTGCTCTTGTGCCCTTGCATTCTTTGCACTAGCAATAGATCCCCTTTCCATTCCTTTGAAGTAAGCTGAAAGTTGTTTAGCCTTAGAAACAGAATTGGCAATAGTGGTTTTAAGCAAACGATTGGTATTCCTTAATGTGTCTATGGTAGGCTGAAGCTTTGCCCTAACTGCTTCAGTTGCTTCTTTAGTTCCACGCTTAAATCCAGCCTCTCCTGCTTTTTGTTGAGCCTTTAATGAATCAAGATATGCGGCCCTTTCATTAACCTTTACTTGCTTGGTTTCTGGCGTTTTGCGTTCGGCTTGCGCACTAGCCGTGGCAAGATCATTAATCAGCATTTTAGAACGCTCAAAAGCTTCTGGCAAATACTCTCTAACGCCCTCGCCGTATTCTTTAAGCATTTCAACTGACCACTTTCCAAAATCATAAATACCATCAGCCAAATAGGAAGCACCAGAAGATTGATACCTCTGCATATACTCTTCAGTGGAAGCGGCTCCGGGTCTTCCCATGTCGGGTTTATTTTTTCTTGCTTCTTCAGCAAGTCCCTTAACAAATTCTTTTTCTTCTGGCTTTAATGGAACTCTCTCAGCTTGAAGCCCCCTCACTTCCGTGCTGTGAATCAACGCTCCATTTTCAGTTGGGAACTCATGCTCTTCTGGGGTTTTGTATATAGCTTGTCCTGATTCTTGGGCTAGATCATGGCCCTGCTCACGATCAATTGTTTCTGGATTTCCAGATTCATCTATTGCGTCAGTTGTATATCCAAACTCAGCCTCATTTCTTTTTTCTGCATTTGCAGAACCCACATGGGCATCATGATACTCTTGCGTGATGGCATTTGCTTTAAGGGCTTCGCCCAAAGCTTCATCGTGGTTTGCGCCAGTAAAAACTTCGGTTGATCCCTCTGGCTTAAATGCCGCCGCCGCAATGCGAGTTCCCTTTACTTCTTTTTTACTTTCACTGATCCCTTGTGGAGTTCCCCCTTCAGCTTCTCCTTCTGCTTTCCCGATAGCGGGCTTCCCTTCGACAGGAGGTATCCCACCTGCGCCTTGCTCTTCTGCTTTGGTTGTGACTTTTTCACTTGGTGTTGTTGGTTGTGCTTTGGCTAAAGCCTCTGCTTGTTTGGTTGCCTCTTCTTGCGAAAGGGCAGGAAATGAAATAATTTTAGATGGCTTCTCAAATACATCTCCTTGCTTGATCACCTCAGCAGTGATGGGCGCATCAGTTGATTGAGCTTCTTGAGATAAGTCTTGGGTTTTCTTGACTTGCTCTCTTTGTTGAATCTCAGCATTTGCAACATCCTTGTATTGAGACTTTGGATGATTTGCAATAATTGCTAGAGTTGCATCTGGCAATTCTTTAATTGCTTCCTCGATCTCGCCTTTATCAGCTTTGTTTTTAAAGTTCTCAACAGTGGAATGAATGGCAAAGAACGCATCTTGCAATGCTCCGCCAATACTTAATTCTTTTGCAGCCTTCACTGGATCTTCTCCAGATAGCCCTGCATCAACGGCTCTAGCTGAAGCACTAGCAACAGAGTTAAGAGCAAAGTTAATTCCTCCTGTTGATGCCTTTTTAATTAACTCATTCTCAAGATTAGGTATCACCCTAGATGCAATTTTTTGACTTGCCGCACCAGCAAGTAAATAAAGAGGAATTGTGGCAACGGTTGATATGGTTGCCCTTAATGTGCTTTGTTTGTTTGCTTCTTCTTCACTGGTTCCTTTTGCAAGAAGCTTATTCCTAAAATTCTCTTTTGCATTTCCATAGGCATCCATTACGCCCGCCGCCACTCCAACAGGGCCGGCCAGTGCATACGCTGGCAATTTAGCTAGTCCAGATACAATCTCTGCCGCAGTGGAAGCAGCAGAACCTTGCTTTAATGGCTCTGCTCCAGCAAGGATACGCCAATCTGTTTCTGCGTCTTCTGCCGCATTAGCAAAATGTTCTGTTAATCCATGAGGGATTCCAACAGCTTCCAGAGTTCTAGCAACGCCAGCCATGCCACGATTAATACCAGTTTCATATCTAGCTAATGTTCCAAAAGCAAAATCCTTTGCCTTTTCAGACATTGTTCTAACTGGAGCCGCCTTGATTTCTTCTTTTTTAGCTTCGGGGGATGGAACCCCGAAAGCCGTTTCAACTTTTAGAGGAGAGGTTACTTGCCCTTGCTCCCCCGCATTGACTTGGCTTCGTAGCCCTTGCCCATCTTCTTGCCCTTGGCTTCCATTTTGGGCTTGGGCATTTTGCTTCCTTTTTTCAACTCCTTCACCTCCTTTTGATGCAATCCGATCAAATATGTCGCCCTGACTTAGCAGAGCTTCATTTTGTTGGCTTCCATCTTTACTGGCGTCGATACTCCCGATAGGCTCTTGCCTGTTCCCTTCACGTTGTTGTTGGGGGGCATATAACTTGGCTTCATTGGAAGATCCGCCTTGTTGGTTGGCTTCTCGTTGCGCATTGCGATCCGAGTTGGCTTTTGGCTGATTGATGTCTTTTTCACTGTTGTTGTCACCTCCTTGTTTGTTAGCTAAAATAGAATCAAAAATGTCGCCTTTTGGCGCATCTTGTTTTGGTGCGGTAAGCTTGTCAAAGATGTCAGCCATAACAGGCTAGAATTTATACTTTGCTTGCTTTGCCAAGTCACGGGCTTTATTTACGTCTCCTCCAGCTTTGTTTAAAAAGTCTAAAGCAGTTTGTTCATCTAATGCTCGCATAGATTCAGCAGCCGGTTCTGGCTTTGGTTCTGGAGCTGATTGAGCTGGCTCGGCAGATTGCTTTTCCATTGGCGCAGTGGAAGTGCCAAACTCAGGTGTGATTTGAATTCCAGTCGGAGGGGTTATGGTCTGCCCCTTTGCTTTTGTTCTTCCTGCTGTTGTTGCAGTGGGAAGATAACGATCATGAATCTCCACTGGAATGTTTCCAATCTTAGGCGTTAATCCAGTGTTATCAACAACATGGTAAGTATCTCCCTGTGGGTTTGGTTGGAAAACGCCATTTACTACATTCCCCCTGACTTTGCCCATTCCTTCAGTAATTTCTTTAGCATCATTAAACTCTGGAGCATTTAATATTGCTGGGCTAAATCCAGTTTCACTCTTAAATTGATTTCCAGCTTGAGTAATGGTTTGCTCTTTAATTGGTTTTAATGAAGCAGCAAGTCTAATTCTTTCTTGAGCCGCCCTATCCTTTTCTTGTTCCAGTGCTCTCTGATAAGGAAGTTTTGCTTCTTGTTTGGCTCCCTCAATCTTACCTTGATACTCTGGAGTTTGAGTCATGAACTTTTGCTGAACCCCTTGCAATGAAACATAATCTTTTCTTGCCGCTTCATATCCCTTGTCGGCCTTATCAGCATAAGCCGTTCCTGTTAAACTAGGAAGTGCCTCAGCGTGGATTTTAGCCAAATCAGAAATATATGTTTTGGACATTGGATCTAAATTAGCCCTCCTTACTTCTAAATTAGCATAAGTTGTTGCTGCCGCCGTTTCTCTTTGTCTTGCAGTAAGGGCAGCCATTGCTTCCGCCACTTGTTGCTTCTTAGACTCTTTATACAGATTCATCATCTGGCTAGCCATTGCCCTAGAGTCCTCAGGACTAAATCCATATTGAGCTTCTATGTCTTTAGCTTGCTTTTGTATTGCAAGCTGTTCTCTTTCTGCCTTCACGCCACTAACAGTGGGCGTCGAGCCAGCACTAGGAATTTCTCTTCCTACTGGCTGAGGCAAAACTTCAACTGCGCCAGAAAGCTCTTTGGAGCTGGGAATCTTATTAGAATCTGGATTAGCAGCTTCCTTGTAATCATCCATAAGCCCATCAGAAATATTTTTGCTTCTCTGTGCGGTGTTCTGGGCGTCAGGATTCCCCAATACTTGAGTGGCATCCATTGGGGAAGAGTAAGCGTCTTTAATCGTTGCCATATTGTGATTGTGCTTTGTTTTTATTCGGATTGTTCATTCCGCTAAAAAATCCTTTAGCAAAATTATGAAAATCAGCAAATCCCTCTTCATCAGTGGGCATTGAAGATGATGATGATGTATTTACAGAAGGCTGTTTAATTTCTTTTCCAATGGCGTCTTTAGCTTCTTGCTTTGCGCCAAATGCTCCTGCAAAGGGAGACCCCATTTGAATTGGATTTTCTTTGCCAGCTCCCGCCCTTGTATCAAATGCAGAAGGGCCAGATTCTCCAATTGCAAACTGCTTTGCAAATATTCCACTGCCCCCGCCTCCCCCAAATGTGGTTTCTCCACCAGACATCACGTTTGATGCTTCAGCCGTGATTGGCTGTATGGCAAATTTCTCGGTTTGGGAAAGAGATGAAAAGGGGGTTATGGGCTTTAATCCCATGCTTCCCTGTTCAATAATTAATTTTTGCAACCCACTGGATTTTTGTTTTTCTTTTTCTGCCGTGATTTGACCAGCAAGCTTTTCACGTTGCGCCTCTTCTGGAGTCTGTCCAGATGGCAAAATAAAGCTTGATGCAAATGGTGATGATCCTAGTGTGCTAATTGCCATATTAAATCAAGTTTTGAACCAAGCTAGGACGGAATGCGTTCCATTGAATCTCCACACTATCCTGCACTCCCTCTTCATAAGCTTCAAGAGCATCATTAAGACACTTATAGGCAAGCTCCCAATAAACTTGCGCCCTCTCTAGCTCGTTAATATTCTCGTAGTTGTAAGCCTGTACGCCATAACGATACGCATTGATGTTGGATGGAATGAGCAAATCCGTAGGATTCACTAGCGGCACATAAGCCCTCTTCACCAAACAATACATGGTGCGGATCTCAGGATATGCTCCAATAAGCCTATATCTCTGGCTATCGCTAGTCGTTCCTGACGGCAAGGCAGAAGCAGGAGACGGCCCTTGCCTAACAAGCTGGAAGTCTCCAGAATACTGCTGCTGAAGATAACCAAGCCCCGCTTCTTCAAAAGTGAACCAATCATTCATGATTGTTCCAATCTCTCCCGCTTGATAAGTATCTACAGCGATAATACGAAGTATAGCGTCAACGCCAACAGGAGTGTCAATATAAGTTCCATTGGAGTCAGAAGTGAAGGCACTGGCAATAACCGTGGCAGTGGCATTGGCAGTGGGGGTATAGATGGAAGTGAAAGTGAATGTGTTGGTCGTAACTGCCGTGAGCTGGAAAGTTCCAGTATAGGCCGTTTGAGACGATGGAGTCACTGAATTGATTGTGATCAGAGTCCCCACAGACAACCCATGATTGGCATAAGTGCCAGTAATGGTGGTACCAGAATAAGTGAGAGCAACGCTATTGAGCGTGATTTGCCCATTGAAAGTGTAGATGAATCGATTTCCCCTCCACTGCCCACCAGTGATAAACCTCTCATTAACAAAGTTAATTGCACTACCAACAGCAGGATCTGAGCTTCCTTGGCTCGTAATAAACGGAGCTAAAAGCGATTGAGCCTGTGCATAGGTGAGGGAAGCCATAAACTTTACTTGTTACTTACCTGAGTAAATAAAGTCAATGGATTTAATAAGCATCCTCTTCGTCCTGCTCTTCGTGCCTTTCTAAAAATGTTTCCATCATCCCTTTGATCGTGAATTTGTTCCCCATCTCAAAAGTGTGGAAGGAAGTACCAAGTTCGCTTTCCCTGCTACACATCAAAACAAAAGCTTCAAAATGCTCCCCTAGCAACGCCCTCACCTTATTTAAAATCTCATCTATCTCTTGATACTCAGGCGAGTCTTTGGGAATGGGCTTGCTCCTCATGCCCCCTTGTATCTCATCTAACAAACTCCAAGCAACGCCTTTTAGAAATAAGCCAATTCTTGAAAGTTATTAGTTAAACTCGTCAACTTGGAATAGTGATCATCTCTCATATATAACAATATCCCATAAACATTGGTTGAGGAGTCAGCCACACACTGATCAGAAACGGAAAGAGAATACAACTCCCTGCAAAACTTTAAACAATAGGCATCTATCTCCACCTCACTCCAATGCCACGAATCAGCCAAAAAGAACCCCTTATCATCCGGCCTAGCATCAAAACTTATCTCCCAACTAGGCTCCAGCTCTCTTAGTTCCTCAATCGTGGAGAAGTCATCAGTGGCAATATAGATTCGCTTTGCTCCCCTCTCATTCACATAATCCCTATACTGATCTAATTCCAACAAGGGCAAATGAGCCTCAAGCGTTTTCTTATCCCCCCTGCGAATACAAAGCCCAATTTCTGCCTTTTCAATTCCAGCCAGACAATCACGCACCCAAGGCTTAAAAGCCAAACGCTGGGCAAATACGGAGCGACAAACAGCCAATCTATCCTCCTTGTTAAACCCATACCACCAACTATTGACGGCCTCATTATTAAACACCTCATTCTTATCAGGAATATCCCCACTAACAAAATGCACCTCTCCCATCTTCTCCAAATCAATGAAGTGCCTAAAAAACCTTTTAACCAGTGGGGAGCATTGTCTGTCATCTATATGGAGAATATCTTCCTTCTTATGAAGCATTCTATATGCCAATGCCCTCACAAGAAACACCACCACACTCCCCATCCCACTTCCCCCTCCAAATACAAACACATCATTCATCAGGAATAAATATTGCTTGACACCACTCCAAGTCAACCCCATATTACCAATAGATCGGAAGCAAGACTTCCCTTCTGGTGTAGCGACTGGAGATCGTAAGAGACGGGCCACTCGTGAAGGAAAGAAGCTGGGTACTCGCCGTCCAGCTTTAATAATGAGAGAGCGTTCCCTAGTACCGCCTATCGCCGCTCTCCTTCTAATCCCAACCCACCAAGTCAGGTAAGGCTACATAGGTCGTTCTTTAGCCGAGGGGATTCAGAAGCTCTACTACACTAGGGCTTCTTATGCCTTTAAATAATTCTTTACTAAAACAGCCAGCTAGTATTGAATCATATAATGATTTTCCCTTTAGAACAACAAAAGGCTTTGCTCATTCAATTCTGGAAACAATTCGCAAATCCCTCTACCACCAGAAAGGGAGACGGTATTAGAGGGGAAGCACTCTCACTTTCTGCTTCTCTATCCTTTATAACTCCAGAAGAAACAAAAAAAAGACTGAAAGTCTTAAAATGGTACTCAGATATAATTATTAAAATTAACACTGATAAATCCAAAAAAAGAAAACAATTTATAGAATCAAGAGAAGAGTTCATTGATCTAAATGATAAATTGCACTCTAAATGCTTCGCTTGTATAAAACCAAGCAATTGCCGTCACCACATCATTCAAATCCAACACGGAGGACTAAATTCTCATAAAAACTTAATATGCTTGTGCAATCAATGCCATGCAGAAATTCACCCTTGGCTTAAATAAATTATGATGAACCAACGTCCTTCCTACGACGAACTCCAGATCCACGCTTATCGTGAAGCAACCAAACTAGCCACTTACGGCGAGGAATTCTCCCACCTAATTCAAATCCTCAATCCAGAATACTCCCTCCGCCTAAAAATCTTTGTTCAAAACCTACCTCGTGAGATTGCTCACAAAACCATTTATGGAAGAGCAGTGACGGCTAATATCCCACTAACTGCAAAACAAAAGAAAGCTCAGGGGAAAAAGTAAGGAAAAAGTGACAGGGGAAAAATAGGAAAAATTGGGAAGCACCTTTCTCGAGAAATCGTGGGCAAACCTCCTTCCCCTTAGGGTGGTGCCCGCCAGCTTCTCCCCACAAAAAAAGGATTGTTAGTTGCAGGGGCTAGGGCAAGCTAGACGTGGGACAAGATGAGACAAAGGGAACGATAGAGGCGAATGGATGGCTAATGGCCGACGTGTAAGAAAAAGTAAGCGAATGGGGATAATGGCAGGAAATTGACGTAAGACATTGTATACGAGCTTCCTATAAGCCCCGTGTGGTCACTTTTATTGACCGGCAAGGGTAGGCATAGGTGCAAAATACCGGCGATCTACAGAGCGCTAGAAGGAAGGAACGCTTCCGCCGATAGTTGCAGCACATTAAGCTGAAGCTTCGCCCCCTGCTCATCTCCGCCTAGCTGAAAGATTGTCTTCCCAGCCGTGGCAAGGTCAACGATGCGCCGTGAGTTCTCCAATGTAGATAGATCGTCCATCTCCGAGATTGCACGAGAAGCTTTAGAGAGACCACTTGCCATGTTCGTCACAAATGCTTTCTTATTGTTCTCGATGTGATCCGCTAAAACATCCGAGGTGTGACAAACCGTGACAGCATCTCGATGGCCGTTTTCTCTTTTGACCTCCATGATCGCCTTGCCTTTCTCGATAGCCTTAAGAGCATTCGTTGACGTGGGCCAGTCTTCACGCTTCGCCCACTGGCGGACTGTCGCTGGCTTGATGCCATGGGCCTTCGCCGTCTCTGTAAGACAGCCTGTTGCGAGGTATGTAGCCCTGACTTGTTCTTTGTCGATTGCTAGTGGAGATGGCACGTTGAAAAGATAGCGTGACAGTGTGTGACAACGCAAGTGAAAAGTGGATTAGCAGTTTTTTACAAAGAGACAAGCTTTTTATTGTTACAAAATTGTAACAAATCTTTTCTTGAGAATGCGACAAGGATGAGTCATTGTTCATCCATGCAATCAATCAAGGTTGTATGAAATAAAAAAACAAAACATGAAAATAACACTAACAGAATGGCAGGTTGCAGATTACCTCAAAAGAGAGGAAAACGCCGGATGGAGTTATCAAGGAGCAAAAGCTCTTTCTGAGTATCTTTGCAATCTAGATGAGGATCTAGGCGAGGACACGGAACTTGACATTGTGGGGATTCGTTGCGACTTCTCAGAGTATAAGAATGCAACAGATGCTGCTCTTCAATATGGCTGGGAGGACTTCAAAGAAGATGACCACGATGATTACAAGGACGTTCAGTCCCTTATTTGGCTGCAAGATCGAACGACAGTGATCGACTTTGAAGGTGGGATTATCATTCAAGATTTCTAATCATGAAAAACTTCCTTTTCCACCTCGTCACCCTCCTAATCGGCGGATCGTTCGTCGCTGGGATCATTCTTTGCCTAATCTGGAACTGATATGATAACACGAGACCAACTATCAAGAGAGTATCTTGATTACATAAATAATTACCTCACCATGGAGAAGTTTGCAGAGCATCGAGGACTGCATCTTGAAGAAGCCAAGTTGCTCGTTCAGCTTGGCAAGGAATCATTTGAAAAAAGCCATCCTGAATCATGAACTATCCCAAAATCTACGACAGGCTGCGCACTTCAGTAAGAGAAGGAATCGGTCTCTCAGATGAGAGATTTGATCGAACAATGAAACTTATCCACAAAATACAAAAGAAAACCACTAAATAACATGCAAAAAAAATCATTTGAAGGAGGCGGGTTTGTTCTCCACCGCATCACTGGCGATTTCAATGGTCGTTGTTCCGCTTGGTACGATAAGGAAGGCAACCTCTTAGATTGTTGCATCATCAGGCCCAGAGAATTAGAGGGCAGATCAGTGAAGCATGGCGGGAAGATCCACCAGAGACTAGTTTTGCTTGGCAAGGTCTGGAAAGGAGAACTAGCCACAGCTTAAACATTCACGATACAAGAAGGGGGGAGCAATCCCCCCTTTTTCTTTGTTTATTTACTGAACCGCCTCCCACTCAATCGGGCTCTTTTCTCTTTCCTGCTTTGCTTAATTGCTCGCCTCACTACTTTGCGGGTCTTCTTGTAGATCATCCAACAGAATACAAGGAAGCCAATGAGGAAGAACAAAACGGAGGCGTGACCTATGGCAATCATTTGAAGTTCAATCGAAAGGCGAACGAATAGGGCGTTTTTTTATTCTGCTAAGAACTGAGTAAGGATTTCCGCCTCTTCTTCTATTTGCCTAGTCAGCTCCCGATTTATAGTTTGGTTCAGTTGCACGAGCATTTCATGAGACAATTTCCTAGCATCGTCCATAGCTGAAGCTGGAAACTCAACGATAAACAGCCCTTCATGGAACTTTTTAAGAATTCCGAGGCGAAGCCAGCCCACTTTGTCGGGCCTTTTTTCTGACAATCGATATTTAGTTGTCTCCCAAGCCTGATCGGGCGTTGGCTTTTCCTCTGCTTCTATTTGCATTTATTCGGGGGCGTTTCATGAGACTTATTCTCCAACTTAGAGGACTTTTTTTTCTTCCTAAAGATTCGTTGGTAGTTTTCTAAATAGGCTTTTGAGTTGCAAGATCGGGGAGTGTCGCCCTTACCGGCATCGTAGTAGGGAATCTTGCTCATTTGACTTCAGATTTGAGGATGTCAAGTTGTTCTCTAATAGAAGCAATATAAAGCCTTTGTTTTATTAGTATATCTATTGCTTCTGCTAGTTTTTTTCTTATGTCTTCTAACTCTTTTTTATGATCAGGCTCGTAATGATGAACTTTTTTATTGGAATCTAGCCATTCAATATCGTTGCTCATGGCTTCTTAATCAGATCCTTCTGGTGATTGCGGTTGAAGCTCCAGTTGTCAGCCTTGGGGTCAATCCCTCGGCGCTCCCAGAACTTGTCAATCGCCCTATTCATCTGGGAACTAATCCAATGATGCGCTCCTGAGTCATCACAAGGCCGCATGAACATCACGGAGCCATTGTGCTTGTAGGCTGGCTCAATCATGATAAACGAGCTAGGAGGGCTTCAGCTTTGCAGAGAAGGCATTCTTTCTTTTCTTCTTCTGTCTCTTGTGGAGTTCCGTGAGGGAGGCCATTAGAAGCCGCCAAAACCACGGTGAGGGAATAGTAATCTCTCACTAGCTCAAACATGGTATGGGAGGCTGCAAAGAGCTTCGCAATGTTGAGGGACTGCTTAATATCAATCTTGTCTGAGATTGCTGCCACTTCCTTGTCGTTAGCGTCCACTACGGTGTCCCCCAATGCTCGGAGAGGGAACGTGATGGGAACTAGCTTTTCTTTTATTTCGTCTGGTATGATGATGCTCATTTGGTTTGGTTTGGTTGTTGTTGTTGGTTATTCAAAGTCTGGTTCTGGGTAATCGTCTGGATCGGGAGCTAAATCCTCCTCCAGCCTTTCCGCGTCGATTTCACTATCACACTCAGGGCAACGAGATGGGGAGCATTCTGCTCCGCTTCCTTGCTCTGCGTCTTCCATCCTGCCATTCATATATTTGTTTGGCGTGGATGGGGTGAATGTGATTTCAAAGTCAAGTCCACACTCAGGACAATCATAGGCTTCTTTCCAGCTCATTTCAGTTAATGTTGAACATCTTGTCGAGATGCTTATCTGTGGATGAATAAGATTTTTGAGGCGTGGGGGGCTTAGCCTTCTTGAGAGCCATGAGATCCGAATGGATTTCCTTGGCTCGTGTGAGGCTGAAGTGAACTTGATCGTCGTTGTGCCGGATGCTTGTCTTGATTAACAAGTTAATCAAAGGCTCCATCTCTAGCAATATGTCTGTTGATGATTTCATTTGCGGTATCCCAAAACAATCTCTGCAAGATCGTGGATCTTCTTGGTTTTGCCAAGGCAATTAAGCTTCATAATCTCCTTGATTGCCTCACGAAGTTCACTCACTTGATTGATTAGGTTAATGTTGTCCTGCTCCATCTCGCTGTGAATTTGATCCATCCAAGCTGATTCCTGCGTTGTCATCTTCTTGTTTTTGTAATTGGATTTCTTTCTTAGTGACTCTCACTGCTTGCTGGTACATAAACAGATCGAAGCTCGATTTGTCGTCTCGCATCCAGCGAGCTAAGAGATCGAGATGTGATTCCCTCACTGCTTTGCCGTACTGCCAGAACGCCATAGCAAGCCCGATCATGATTCCAGTACACCCTGTAATTATTACTAACGCTGTCATTTTTGTATAGTTGGTTGGTTGTTTTCACTGCGATTAAAAAGTTTCTTCTGAATTGATTGCGTCACTGACTGCCCCCCATGCGATTGAAAGAAGATCATGGTCAAATGTATCATCAATGTCATGTGTTGTTAAAACGTCATAAGAAATAAGAGTTTGAATATGATCTGGCATATTTGGATTTTCCCTGTCCGTGTATTTAGAAATGAATGCTTGAATCACCTCCCCGAACTCTTCCGTCATTTCACGTTTGAGTTTGTTGCAAACGTGGGTCACATCTATTAGATTTTCTGTTTTTTGTTTTTTCATTTTTTGTTTTTGGTTGGTATCAGCGTTGTGCCGATAGATGAAGTCTTTCAGAATCTTTGCATGGATCAAGAAAAAAAATAAATTATTTTCATGGTCTGAGGAGGCTGATAGAATCTACCTCTAGCTGGTTGTCAACAAAAAACCCTCCCTAGTTTGAGTTCCTAGAAAGGGTTTCAATGAATGTCCCTTGTTGTTTCAAAAGCCAACATGATAGGCCATCGTGGGATCTCCCCACGCATCATGACGCAGGACTAATGCAAATTAAAAAGGAGGCTCCTCGCTTTTCTTGAATGGCTCCTTGATCGAGCCAGAAAGGAATTCATTCCCATTCTTACTCGTCTTTGCCCAAGCACTCATCTCCCATTCCTTGCCATCAATCGTGATGGTTCCCTCGTGAGTGGGTGCTTTGGGGTTGGTCTGATTCTTCTTGGGAAACAAGACGAATCGTTTTTCGTTGTCGTAGTCTGGCATTTTGTTTGGTTGGTTATTTGGAGTCTTTTCCTCCATGTCATTCTTCTTCAAACCGAAGGTATTCCGATCTGAAGGAAAGGGGAATTGAAGCTCTGGGGCATGACCTAGCTAAGGCAATGTTGAGGCTCCACTTCTTTAAGTCTTCTGGGTCTTGAGCAATCTTCAAGAACATATCGCAATCGTGTTCAATCGCCCTGCTCTCTCTGGATGCTCCATCAGCGTTAAGCTGAGTGAGCGCAATAATTGTTATACCAAGCTCCTTGGTAAGACTCTTGAGAGTGCGAGAACATTCCGCTACTTGCCTCTCTCTTGAATCTGTTTTGTTTGTAGGCTCAAGGAGTTGGATGTAGTCCACCACTAGCAATCTAATTCCATGCACTGCCACGAGCCTCCTAGCCGCCGCACGAAGCTGTAGGCAATTCATCATGCTCTCGTCTCGGATATATACCGGCATGGATGATAAACTCTCCACTCCCTTTCTAATCTCTGCGATTAGGATGCGATTACTTCCCTCCTCCTTGGATAGGCGGCTCACATCAGCACTTGTTTCAGATGCAATAAGCCTGTCAAATAGTTCTCCCGCCCCCATCTCCAAAGATATAATTCCAACTGGATTATTATCCTTAGCTGTGCGTAGAGCCATATTGAGAGCCATAGCAGTCTTTCCCCCCTTTGTAGGTGCTCCTATGACGATTAGCTGGCCTTTACGGAAGCCCCCAGTGAGTCGATCCAGAGGGGCGAATCCTGTCGTGATCCCCAAAAGCTTTCCCCTGCTCTTAACCATGTGGTCGTATTCAGCAAGCCTTGCCAAGGCCACTTCTTTTAAGGATTGGATTGAACTTGCCGTTTCCGATTCAGCCGCCACTTGAACTAGAGCCTTCTGAACCTCGTCAGCCAGATTAGGGTTGTTTGCTGGGTCTTTGGCAGATGCGATAATCTTCTCCGCAACTGAAATGTAGAGACGAGCTGAATGTTTGTCCCTAATTATGTCTAGGTATTCACGCCAGTTGGAAGCTGTTGGGAGGGCTAAAAATACTTCAGTAACGTATGCGGCTCCACCCGAAAGCTCAAGCGTTCCGTTTGTATCCATGTGGTCAGTGATCGTGATTAGATCACATTCCCTGCCCTCTTTCCAGAGTTCAATGATGGAATTAAATATCCTTTGGTTTGAAGGATTGAAGAACATACGAGGCTTAATGAGATCGGAAGCCTCATTAAGAATCGAACTATGATTAAGGCAGGAGGCTAGGAAAGCCTTTTCCGCCTCTGGAGAATTAGGAAGGCTCATACTATTCTAAATTTACTTGATGTTGAAATGTCTATAAAAGCGTTGTTCCGAAGTGCTTCTCCGCCATTAATGGTGCGCTGAGTGAGGGTTTTTTCAATTCTTATTTTTGGCAAAAAGTTTCCATTTCGATCTGCTATCTTAACTACTAATCCAATAGGTTCATCTATTAAATAAAGAAGTCCAGTAAAGTTAACGCAAAGCCGCCTTGCAACTTCAGCCCCCTTAACTATTTTTTCGTAAGTGACTAACCATTCATTCCCCCAGTTGTGCATCTGATCAAGAGTGGCGTTCCTACATTTTGTTTCAAATACAGAAACGATTTCATTTTTTGATTTTGACACTATGAAACCATCTACATCTGATGGTTCGTCCTTTGGTGTTTGGATTATCAAATAATCTGGATAATTACTTTCAAAAGAATTGATGAGTGTTTGCTCTTGTTCAAGAGAAACTTGTCCCTTTTCTGTTTGTATGTCCAAGCTCATTTCTTGGCTTTCTTAACTTTAACTGGCTTCTCTTTCTTGATAGCCCACCACACTTTCACCTGAGCTTGGAATGTAGCCCAGTACCCAGAGAGATCATCCCTCCACACTGCCTCAAAGTCTGCCTCTTCTTCCTTGCCAATCCTCACGATGCAATGATTCTTAATCCTGCATCCCAAGTTATTGTAATTCCAGAGTTCTGCATAGCCAGCCAGTTGCCTCCAATACGATTCACTGATCTTCTTGCTAGTCTTGAAATCGAGTATCACATAATCCCCCTCTGGGTTTGTTGCGATTAGATCAATCGTCCCTCCGTACTTGTAAAGCTCATTCACAAGTTGAATCTCAGTTGCAACAACTTTCAGATTCTGCCCTTCCCACCAATCAAGGAACTTGGAATAACAGATAAGGGCGGAATCAATGTCCTTCTGCGTGAAGTCTGAGAGATCCGCCACTTGATTGTTGAGCATACACTCAATCATAAAATGGGCGATTGTCCCCACATCTGCGGCTCTGCCTCTTTCCTTGCGGAAGTCTTTGCCTTGCTTGCCTAGATCCCAAGCCCAGTAGAGAAGTCCTGCTGGATCATCTCCGATTTTGCAGATGGTTGAACCACCGGCTAGTTGTGTTCCGTCCTCAGAAAAGTATTTCTGGTGCGGTGCGTCTTTTATCAGTTTTGTTTTTTCCATCCACTACCGATAATCAGGTTCCAAATCGTAGTCAACAACCAAATTTTCCCATTCTTGAGAATTTTGCGATTCGCTTGCTGTGGCATTTCCAAAACCCACTTGCGAGATATACACTTGACACATGATGGCAAATGCGTCAGCCGCATCTGGGGATTGTCCGTTCGTGCGTTTCTTCATCTCGTTCTTTGTCTCAATGACGATACGCTCGTTCTTGAGTCCATAGATGCGAGTGCAGAATTGCTGTGCAGTCTCATCGTCCAGCCCCTTGATGCGTCCACTCATGACAAGCTTGCCCACTTGCCCCCATAGCTGACTCACTCGATTACCATACACCTTGTTTGCAGGTCGATCATCCTCCACGCTCACGTTGTCTTCCGTGGCAGAACCAGCGAATGAGATGCGGTGAAATCCATTATCCCAGCGTTGGGAAATGATGTCTGCTATACCGGCTCCAGCTCCAGTGGAGTCCAAACCAAAGCATTCCGGCTTCACTCCATATTTAATCAAAAGATCAATCGTCTTGTCTGCAACTTGGTAAAACAAGGGATTACTCACGGAGTCCTCTAAATGGATCTTAATCTTCTCCACGCTCATTAAGCAAAGCTCTCCATCAAGTGAAGTTCCCACTTTCCCAATGCGAAGCATACAATCATCTCCACCGGAGGTGAAGGCAGGATCTAGTCCAGCAATCGCAAACACATCTCCTCCTCTCCAGATTGCCTTTTCTTGAGCTTTTCCTTCCTGTATGGTAGCGGCATCCAGAATGGTGTTTCTCACGCCACTAGGAGGCCAGAAGCCCCTCACATAGCTATGCCACTCTAGGGAGTTCTCTCCATGATTCTTTCTAATTGCATCAATGTTCTCCTGAGCAAATAGTTTTGGGAATAGAGTCTTTCCTGCTTTAATGTTGGGGCTTTTGAGTCCATCAAAGTGCAAGCAAACGCCGGTCTTGGTCTCCCAATGCTCATCATTCACGCTAATAGTTGACCATCCGTTTTTAGGCTGACAGAACTGCCCATGAGCATCAAACTGAGAGGAGGCGTTGGCAATCGCCACAAATCGGTAAAGGCTTGTTCCCACTTGCAAGTTTGCTCGTGCGGAGAAGATAGCCGGTTGAGTTTGGGCAGCTTCGTCCACGATAATCACCATGCGATCTGGGTGAACGCCTTGGAGCTTTCCCACTGCTTGCTCCACAGATCCGCTATCCACAGCAAGAGCAATCACTGCGTTCCTATCATCCCCTTTCTTGAATTGAATCTTTGTAGCAGAGTCCACCACATTCAGTCCAAACAATCCAATCGTAGGTTGTGTAAAGTTCATCACTTCCGCCCAGATTCGTCCCCTCAATGAAGGAACAGTGGTACTTGTCAAAGCCAATCGAGTAGCGTGAGGCTTGGCTAAATACTCCACCAATCCAAGCATCGTGAACGTGAATGTCTTTCCGGCGGCAGCACATCCAGTAGTTCCAATCTCATCAAAGCTAGTCCAAGCCCACAAGCACATCTCACTCCAATCATTCCAGCCCTTGTAAGCCCAAGGCCAAAGCATCTGGATAACGTGCTTGATATGCTGCCCCCTGCTTAACCCACCGCACAATTCGGGAGCCTTATTCGCCACCATAAGCAACTCTATCTCAAGTTGCGTTATGGCAGGGAATTTCCTGAAGTCTAATCCGTATGTCTGGAGCTTCAACGAAGCTGGCTACGAATTGATTCTAGGGCAGACTTAGGCTTGCCCCTCACTTCGGTGTCCGTCTCAGAAGTTCCTCTGGAAATGCGAGGCTCAACAGCCGCGCCTTCTCTTGCCCTAGCCTTATACTTGGCAAGTTCCGCTTTCAGCTTGGCATTCTCATCCACTGCTTCCTTTGCAATGACTGCAAGGAAAGGAGCAGCCATCATTTCATTCTGACTTGCGTTTCCTTGGATGATATTACGAGCAGCAGAGATGCGACGCTCCACTTCCTTATTGTGATCTTCGTCATCTCCCTTCCTAAACCATTCTATTTTGTTAGCAAAGTGCTGACTGACTCGATCAAAGTTCTTGTTAATCGTTTCACTTGTTGCGGAATGCTCTGCTTGCTCTTCTGCTTGTATATTGGCAGCAGTTGATCGGTAATCCGCAAGAGCTGTTTCAAGTGCGTTGCGCTTGCTATCGGCATCGTTGATAAGCGACAAAAATTGACTTGCAACTGCACCACCCCCGAAAGATTCGTCAATGAACTCAAGCCGTTCACGCCCCTTGAGCGATAGAGCTTTCTCTGCAATCGACGCATCATCTGCAATTTCCTTGGCGAATGCTGAAGCCGCCTCAATGCTAGCGTTGTAAGGTGTTTCATATTTGTTTTTGAATTTGGGGGAACGCTCAAAGGCAGTACGCTCAAGCTCGGCCTCAAGCTTCTCTAGCTTCTCTTTGTATGTGAGAACTTCAGTATCCTTGGTCTTGAGGGTCTCCTCATAAGCTTCAGCCTTTTTGCGAAGCTCTGCAATGTTGTCTTCCTTGCTCTTCTTGCCTTTGCTCTCCACTACTGGATCAGCAACCGGCTCTGGGTCTTTGGAGAGGTCAAGATCATCTAGGGAGAAGTCATTAACTGGCTCCTCTTTCTTCTTGGATTTCTTTTCCTTTGGCTCCTCTGGAGCTGCTTGAGTTTCAATCAGCTTGAGATAGTTTTCGGAGTCCACATCCGAAACGGCATTGAAGTCTCCCACTGGAAGAGGCTCGCCAATTTCCGTCTCTATATTTGGAAGATCTGAAAGGCTCTTCATGGAGAACTTCTCAACTTTTGGCTTCTGAAGCTGACGCTGAAGAACGGATTCAAATGATTCTTCTGCCTGTGGGTTTGCCATGCTAGCCATAGGCGTAGTGGGCATAGTTGTTGTTGGTAGTGGGTCTGACATAAATTAAAATTGTGGATCGTAAGATGGCAAAACTTCGGTATGCTGTTCTGGAACTGTTGCTAGGTTTTGAAGGTCTGACAATATGCTATAACGTCCTGCATCATAGCCAAACAAAATGCTGGCTTTGTCTGCCAACTGAAGGAGGCCATTACCGGCAAGTGTGGAAGCCATTGTCTGCTTCTCTAACATTTCCAATGCTGCCTTAATTGTTGGGTTCTGTAGCAATTGCTTCAGTTCCGTAGCAAGGAGAGGGTTGGCTCTCCATTCCTGATGTGTCATTTAGATTAGTTCTTTTTTGGTTGGTAGTTCGTCCTCAGTGAAGATAATATCATTTTCTTCAGCTTTGGTTATTTCATCTAGGCCATCGTATAACGCATCCGTCATTACAACCACCTTGTCTCCCTTTACGCCTTCTGCGTGTTCTTGGCAAGCGGAAATAGCTTCTTCAATAGTGTCGCCAATTCCAATGCAATCCCCTATTTCAATCATTTTCACGCCATCCGTGGGGACGATATAGCCTTGTCCGTCAATATTGCAGTAGTTGCGCCATTTGATCCACTGATCCACTTTAGGATCATTCCACACTGGACACCAACGCTCGGCAGCAAAGTCAGAATGGATCACTGCCAAGGCTCCGTATTTAGCCCTCCAGACAGGCTCCACAAGCTCTCCGTTAGCTCCAGACTCAATAATCTCCCCCACGTTCTCAATCATTTCCCAATACAGGGCAGAGGGAGGAGCCGGGCATCGAGTGGTGAGATCAATCAGATAGGGTGTGCCTTCCTCCGTGACTCTAATCTCAGTTGAAAAGAACTGACGATAGCCAGCCTCTTGAAGAAAAGGAGCCAGCTTATCATTCACCTCCTTAACTGGATCTGAGAGCTTGTCATAGTCCCTCACGGATCCGAGGTATGATGAGTCCTTTATCTCCACGCCAGTTAAGCAAGTGGATGGGAACTTACCATCAATGCAATATCCATCATAGCCAGCTTCCACCACTGATTCCACTTTATGCTCAATAACGAATGGAAACACTTCAGCCGCCCCTCCAAGGGCTAATGCCAGCTCGTTAAGCCTCTGTGAGGCACTTGAAAGATTGTAGGCATGGAATGTCTCCGCTAGTCCTCTAAAGCCACTTATCTTGACATATACGTCCTCATTATCGCTAATGTAGTCACGAAGCTCAGTCATGCCAGTTACCAAGGCACACTTGCCAACTGGGAGATCAAGAGCCTTCATGGTCTCTTTAGCCCTCCACCTCTGCACTTCTAGCTTCTCTCCTAATCCAGCTCCCCAGACTTTGTATCCCCTAGAGCGAAGATATTCTTGTAGTTGATAGAATCCCACATCAGGGAACACGATGAAGTCCACCTCATCTACCAACCTCCACATATCCTCAACTCTCTCCACGCCTTCAATTCCCTCCCCAATCATAGCTGGGCCATGAATAGGAAAGGAACGATCAGCGTAGGGAACGAAATAGAATACTTGGTGATCTTCAGCCAGCCTTTTTGCAAAGGCCGTGAAAATTCCATGATCAATAACTAAACATTTGCTCATTCTGTGTTTCTATTTCTTTTGCTTGGTCTTCTCTTATGTCAAGGATTAGCCCCTTGAGGGCAAGTGCTGTCTGGTCTTCTTTGCCAAAGAACGTCCGAAAATAGACGTACTTGTGATAGATGAGAGCAACAATCTGCTCCCGCATTTCATCCCTAGCCGCATCTTGGGCGGAGGTTTTCATTTTATTTGGTTGTGTTTTGTGGGTTGGCTAAAAAACAGGAGTTGGATGAGTTCCCTCTTCATGCTCTTCAGCAAAAACTGGCTTTCCATAAAGCATTCTTTGTTTGGCGTGTTCAACTGCCTTCTTTCTGATTGATTGGAAAATCTTTGGATCTGATTCTGCAATTTGATGCTCTGGGGTTGTTAGAAGATAATGCAGTTCATGTGCGGCTAGAGTTGGAACCATTGTTGGTATATCCATCTCGCCATGACCAAAATCAGTTCCAATGCTAATTTCACCAGAAACGCCTCCATCTGGACGCTTCAATGTGCCGAAATATCCAGCCCCTTTTAAAGTTCCATCTGGTCTCACATCTTTTAAATTAGGCTTCCAATCAGACAACTGAAAAGGCTTCATTTGTTCTTTAATGGATTGAATTGCACCTTTGGGTTTAGTCGCCATAAAATTATCGGCAGTTCCAAGCCCGAAGGGACTTGTTAATCCTGCTGTTAGGATCTTTCTTCTTTGCAGGGCTTGTCATCTTGCTTTTCATTCCTTGCATTCTGGCACAGAAGCTCTTCTTCCTTGCGGCATCCTTCTCATTCTTAGGATGAGGAGCAGGAGGCTTCAAGTGTCCACCATGTGCTTTATTATAAGAAGCCCTCCCCTTGGCGTTCAATCCTCCCTTGGGATTCTTGCCAGCTTTTTTTGTCCATGCCTCGCTCATGTTATGCTCCTAGCGTGGGGTATTTCTGTGCGGTTTTCACACGATCAATCATTAATCGTTGAGCCGTTTTCCTGTCTTGAAGTTGCATTTGATGCTGGGCTTTTGCCTGTCGAATCTGAGCATCATTCTCAAACTTCATTCTATCTAATTGAATTTTATTCTGAGCCACCAGAAGCTTAGGATCTTGAGCTTGCCCCTGCTGTTCCTGCTGGGCGTTCTCCTGCTCTTGCATCTTCTGAGCGTAAGAACTCATTTGATCAGCAATCTTCATAAGCTCACTAGTCTGCTCGTTAAGAGAATCAAACTGCTCTTGCCGGGTTGGATCTTCCTCAAGAAACTGAAGATGCCCAAGGAGGTGAGGAATGACAGCTTGTAGAGCTTTGTCAGCCATACGAGGATCTGTCTGCTTGTCTTGCACTGCCTTAACAAGGCTTCCAGCAAACTGAAGATGCACGTTAAGATGGGTGAAGTGGTTTTGATCTGGATCAATTAACACTTGACCACCCTGCTGTAAAGCATTGTTTTCAAGGGAGGCAATAGAAAGATCATTTCCTTCTGGCTTCACTTCTTCTGGGATGCCAAAGGTCTCAACTCCAGTTTGTCCCGCTATCGCCGCTATGTTGGCGTTAATTACTCGTTTCCGGTTGGACTCTGGCAGTTGAGGAAGATATTCAGAGATGAGTTCCATTGCTTGCATACGAGCAGCAGAACTTCCCTGACCGATAGAGCGAGTTGCCCTAACATAATCCATATCAAGCAGAGCTGCGGCAGGAACGCCCCTATCAATACAAGCCTTCTGGAAACGGAGAGCCTCAAATCCCCCATGATCCTCTTCAATGAGATTGGGGTTAGCCGCCCTGCGATAAACCTCTGCGTAATGAACGTCCAGTGCTTGAAGGTAGATTTCTGCCCTAGTATTGGTGAGACGGCTCTTCTCGCCAATCTCCATCTCAATTTCCTTATTGCCCTTCTTGCGAGATCCGCCAGCAACGCTAGGCATGAAAGAACCAATGTCATCACTCTCCTGCCCTTGGAAGAACGAGGCGGTCTGCATGGCAGAAGATAGATTCGCAGCCACATTGACCTGAGTGAGATTGAGACCCGGAGGGAGAATCTTATAAGGCCCAATCTGGATGGTCTTAATCTTCTCTGCATCAGCAGCGGTATTGGGTTGGAACATCACGGCAGAGCCAACAATCACTCCTTCCAGCAGGGCATTGTTCACCCTGTTCATTGCCTCGGCATACTTAAACACCTTCTGGCCTAGTCCCCTGACTCCATGATAGAATCCATTACCCACGCCATTAAGGAATACTGTGAAGGCTTGGCTGAACTTCTGATAGCGTCCAACTTTCTTGCAAAGCCATTCAGAGGAATTAAGGCGATCAAAGATGTAGTGGGAAATGCGACCATCGTATTCCTTCACATACATGTGGGCGATCTTGATGATCTTGCTCTTGGCGTAGGAATAATAGAGAGAATTGTTTTTAAGCTCCCTCTGATACCACTCCCAAGGACGGCGTTGATCTTGCTCATCCACCCTTGCACTCATAATGGCACTCTTAACTTCCTCTACGTCCCATCCTCCACGAGTGGCGGCTTCCTCATTCTCAATATAAGAATAGAGCTGCTCGCAATAAACATCATCCAGAATGAAGCAAAACTCCCAATTATCCCAGTCCACTTTGCTGCCTTTAGGGACTACAAGAGCATAAGGCTCGATAGCTTTTGCTCTCCAATCCGTTTGGTCTGGGAAATACATACAAGCCTGTCCATGAATGACAAGCTCCTTATGGCAAACTTGATGCTGGGCTAGGAAATTAGGATTAGATCCTGCAAGGAGCCTGTGGAACTCTTCAGTGATGATGCGGCTCCATTCCTCTCTCTTTCCCATGTCCTTGCCATACTTTGTCTTACAATTGGCATAAAAAGGAACAGATGTGAGGATGTCAAAATAAGGAATAACTGCGGATTCTACTTTGGCTTCAGCGTGTCCCCAGTTCACATTGATTCGATCTCCCTGACCGGCCTCACGCAATTGCTGGTCGTTATAAGGGGGGTTGCCATCAATGATCCCTTGAATCTGCGCCCTTCTATAAGAAGCAATCTGATCGTCATCAATCAGCTCATAAAGCATGGAACGAGCAGAGCCAGCATCCTCAATCCTAGTTTTTACAGGCTTGTTATCGTCATCTAGGTCTTGAAGTCCGAATGTAATCATGTGGTTAAATTGGCTTGTGCTTGGTTAAGGTCTGGATTTTTAACCCAACACCAAGATGGGCGACCTTCTGTTGTCTCTGGTTTTTCGTTTGAAAGCAACACTTTTCTATTGACATGGACAATTGCATCATTCCTGCATCCGCATATTCCGCAGTTCTGAAGCTGACTATCGTATTTGGTAGTGCGCCCCCCTTTAACATTTGAGGCTAAGTCAGTTACAGCTTTCATAGCACCGCACCCCATACACACTCCATTCCCCATATTGAGGTAGCAACGAGTGCAGATTAAAGCCCTTTGATCGGCCTCCTCCTGACTAACAAACACATCATTACCCAGAATGGATTCCTTCATCATATAGGCCAATGAACTAATCCCCTTCATCAAGTTTTCCATCGTGAGGGAACTTTGATACCCTTTATATGGCGTTCCATCTGTGTATTGACAATTGCCCTGCGGCAAAGTCTGACACATTTGATCTTCAACCCTCTCTTTTAAATCAGAGGGAATGGGAATGTTGTTGTCCCGGTAGTGGGCAGCAACAAGACCCAAAAGGCCATCCATTGTATGCTGGCTGCCGAACTTCGCTCCAGTTTCGGGAACGGTGTAGCGAAACATCCCTGTTGGGACGCTATTACCATTAAGCAACTGGAGGCGTATCGTCATTAGTGATTTCGTTTAATATCTGAGTGGCTGAATTAAGTCCAGCATAAAAGCCGTCTAGGTAGGCTTTCTTCATATAGTCATAGTGACCATCTGCATTCCCATGATTCTGAGAATAGAATCTAATTCCCTCTGTGTCGTACCACTCGTCAAATTGCTTGTCTGTGAATTTCATTTATATATTTCCTCTTCTTCGTCCCACTCGTCATCATCTCCCATATCAGGGAGACACATTGTATTCCATTTGTTTTTGAGCTTGTCCCACATTAAAGCCGAATTCCTCAACGAACTCTTCTTTTGCGATGGGAAGGTAGGCGTGGAGGATCTCATGTGCCAATACGTCTGAAAGTGGGCAATGTTTGTGATATTGCTTGTTAATCGCAATTCTCTTGAGATGGTAGTAGCACTTGCCAATGGCAGGGCCGTTGGGGGTTTTCCCGCAATACCCCCATCCATATTCCCATGTGTCTCCATATATTTTAATTTCTCCTACTTTGGTAAATGCGCTCATCGTCTTTGAGATAGCATGAAGTAAGTGAATGCTACGCAAGCAATTATGGCAACGAGAAGTTGTTGTTCCGGCGTCATGGTTGTCTTAGTATGCGTCCTTGCTCAAGCATGGAGATCTCTTTATTAATGCACCATTGGGCTTTTTTAAGGTCTTCCATTTCCTTTGCAGGATCTTTGCACCCAGCCCTAAAAATGTATTTGATGGCATTGGATCTGCAATAATTGAGATGGGCAATCACATCCACTAGCTCAATTCCAGATGGAGAGTTTGTATAGTGTTTGGGACTATTTACAGGATCATTCATCGTTTTGGTAGGATCATGCCCTTCCTCTCAACGTACTTCCTCCCCAAGTAGTCATCAACAATCCGATAGTCGATGTTGCCTCTCTCCATATCTTCCACAACTGCGGCAAGATAACGATTGTGCCGCTTGATAGAAGTGTCGTATGGGCCAGCCAGCTTTGAATAATCCTCCTCAACGTAGTATTCATTTTGGATGTGCTTTGGTTGATTTTCTAGTGTCATTTGATAAATTTGAAATAATTGATTGCTTTAATGTTTGTTCCGCATCTAACCCTAAACCTTTTTAAATGGAAGTTTCCTTTCTGTGTCGCAATTCTAAGCTTTCGCCTTAGAGTTGACTTTGGAACTCCAAGCTTTTCAGCCCATTCCGTTTCATTAAAATATCCTTCTTCAATTTTATCTGGAGGATTTCCTTTGATCTGAATGGATTTAAGCACATCTGCCGCAAAAACATCGTTAATGTTCATAGTGGCAACCTCCATTCTTCATTGAATTCTCCACGAGTGATTAGCCACACGGCAGAATCCTTTGGCCCTATCTCTCCATACACCATCCCTTGTCTCCATCCCAGCGTAGCCCTTCGGGATTTGGAATAATCCATTCCACCCCTTCTGGTAAGGGTTCCAACACAATATCCTGTTGATTCTTTGATGGTTCTTCCTTCTCCAATAGATGATCGGTGAGTGTGTCCAAAGATTACCTTGCCTCCATACATCTCAGCCATATCACGAGCAGAGTTTTCATTATAAATGGTTCCATGAGTGAAAGTCACATCACCGACCACATAAGTCTGAAAAACTCCGTTATACGGAATACGGCGGCAACCAATCTTGAGGAAAGCGTTGTCAATATATTCCGAGGCTTTGTTTGCGGCGTATGATACAAGGGCGTTAGGGTGATTGAGCAATCTGGGTATTCTATCTTCATGGTTTCCGTCCAGCACATGAGTTGGTCGATACTTTCTAAGGAACTCAATTCCGCCATCAATGTCTGGGGCAACAGGTTCAGATTCGTCTGCACTTCCAGACGCACCTGACCTAAACGCAGTTGTGTCGCACCAATCTCCCAAATGCACAACAATCTCAGGCTTCCACTTGTCTCGCATCGTGAGAACCGCATCAATAGCAGTTGGGTCTGCGTATTTTCCGTGGCTACAAGATACTGCAAGGAAGCGTTCATATTTCTGTCCTATGTTGAAGATAGGCTTCTTTTTCATGCTTGCTCAAGGGAGACAAGCTCCCACTTGGTAGGGTCTTTCTTTCCTGCGGCAATACCAGCATTCACTAGCGTTCCAGCTTTTCCAAGTTCAATGGCGAGATTGAAGAACTTCTCGTCGAACGTGAGGGTCTCAATAATCTTGCCGTTGTGATTAAACTCAATGCTATAGAGAGTCCAAACCTTAGAAGATCCTTCCTTGCTCTTAGCCGCCACCTTTGCCTGAGTGGGAAGAACTCCCTCCAGCATCTGAGAAGCAGATCCAGTTGGCTTAATGCTTGATGCCTTGTCAAGCACCTTGGCAATAGCAGAACGAGGGGCTTCCGTGGTCTTAACTCCCAGATGCTCATTACCATCCAAGTCATCTTCTGTAGCAAGTCCACAAACAGCCGCAAGAGCATAACGTCGAGCGTAAGTGATAGCCCCTCCAACTCCCGGTGGACTCATGTCCTTGAGGGGAAGAAGAAGCGTGGATGAGGTGGAAAAGCCTGACTTGTGAAGAATTGTAGTCTCCACTCCAGCCTTTCCTTCCGAGAATACAGGCATCTGCTGAATTGCTAATCCATGCTTTGCCAATACTGGACGAGTTGCATCAACAATTGCATCCAGAGGAGCATACTTGCTCTTGAAGTACGGATTGTTGGCTGTTTTAGCTACGTTTGATAGCTCTCCGATTGCCGCAACTAATGCGGCGGAGTATTCTGCTTGTGCTTTATTTTCCATGTGTTTTATTTTGGTTGGTTATTCCACTTCCTCTGATACGTCATCAATGTAGGAGATGAGTTCATCAAGACTATCACGGATGGCGGATAGCGTGGAGATGAGAAGATCGTTCTTCTCTTGATCGGTGTATTCTTCTTTCTTGTTCATTTGCGGAGGAACAAGGTGATGATAAGAAGGCTGTTAATGATTCCAACTGCTGTGGCGGCAAGGCCAAGCCAGATTGCATTATGGCTCCATGAAGCATACATATCTACTGCCTCTTGAAGCTCAGTCTGAGCAATTCCGAGGTGTGTTTGATTGATCTGAATCACGTTCAGACGACTCTCAAGGGCACAGGGCTTCTTGGTGTTCTTAACTACTGGGGTTTTCTTTGTTTTGGTTGTTGGCATTGTATTGTTGGTTGTTGCTGACGAGGTGAGAAATAAGGCTATGCCCTAATCAAAGCAAGAAAATATTTTGATATAGCCTAAAATTTATTTTTCTTTTTTGCTTGACATCCTCTTGAATGCTTGTGCGGCCTTGTCCTGACAGACTTTACATTTGTGAGGAACGCAGGGATTATTGCAAGATGGGCAGATATGCTTTTTCATGAAACCCAACTTTACTTTTTCTCCGCTTTAAGTAAAGCGAATGTTCACAATATCGAAATATCCATACGCTCATGTATAGAAAACAAGGATTTATCGACATGATGCCCAATCAGGTATAATGCGGTGAGTAATTAGGTGTCTACGATCATGAACATTTGAGAGATGTCTTCGATCTGCTACACAATTAGCGAATATGTAGCGTGCTCACTACAATGCTTCTTTGTAGCGTGCATTACTACACAGGAATGGTGGATGTCATCTACCATTGCTGAATGGTAAGTGTTAAAAATATGTAGCCGTTTTATTAACAGATTACTCTGTTGGCATAGCAGACTGGGTCGGTGACTGGGTCGGAACTGGGTCGGTGCTTTTGATCTTTTCAAATTTTCTTTCTAGCATACAGGGATAGCATCTTTTGTTAATCTGTTCAGCTGTTGCTAGAGTAACTCCGCAATCTTGGCATTCGGTTAATGGTTCATTTATTTGAGAATCTTGAATAGCTGTCTCCTTTGGCGGCATTGGTGTGGTGTCAGTTTCCATATTCTCGGAGTCCTGCTTGGCAAAGTTCCTCGTGTGCTTTTGCTAGTTGAGTTTCTAGGTCGTAGATCCACTTGGGATCAACAAAAACTTTTCCTTGTTTTAGTGCGGCATTCTCCTCACGGAGCCTTGCGACCTCGTTGGTTTCCTCGGTCAGTTCTCGTTCTAGCTGACGGCAAAGGTCTTGGAATGCGGCATCCATGTCTATTGCGGAGATGATAGAATCCGTCCTCGGCGTTGGTAT